AGTATTGCTAGTGCCAGTACCAGTGGCGTTAACGCATTCGCTAAACTTGTTAGCTTTTCTATTATGTCCACTTTTATCACCTCCTTACATTTTTATTATACCCTATATCGTGTATAAAGGCAAGTATTTATTTTGATTTTTACAAATAAAAATAGAGCCTACCAACCTAGATATTTTCTAAGTTAGTAGGCTCTTTTATTTATATTTGCGTGTATCCACCATTACACGCTATGGAGATGTATGGATCACCTCTCATTCATCGATGTATTACCACTCCAATGATTGCCCCCGCTCCCACCATCTGAGATAGGTTGCGCTGCATCCGTAGTCGTTTGATGGTTCTCTTGTCGTTGTCGATTTGCCCTTTCAATTCGGTCAAAGAGTTCTGCATTTCGTTCAAGGTAACTTCTTGCTTCACTAAGTCCGCTTTGGCTTTGTTCAATTCTGTCGTTAATTTGTCGATTGTAGTCTTGGCTTCGTTCAATTCTTGTCGCTGCTTCACGGCTATAGTCTGCGCTTCGGTCAATGGAACGTTGGATACTTCGATTAAGCTCAGTGCTTTCTCGTTGTTTTTCTTGAGCTCGTTCCACTGCGTTAAGGGTACGCTGATAGTCGGTTCCGCTTGGTTGGTAGAAGATGTATCCGATGCAAAGGCAGACGACGAGCCCAATACCACCGATAACAAAATAGCGGTAAGTAGGGTTATCAAATAATACTTTGATTTTGTCATACATTATACCCCTCCTGCGTAGTCAGTAATTCCCCTAGCGATAGCACGAACGATAGTATCTAAATCATTAGTCAGCACAGCGTGGTCTTCTTCGTTATCAATGAATGCCATTTCTACTAGTACAGCAGTTGCGTCCGTGCCGTTTAGTACCCAAAGGTCGTCGCGTTTTTTTGTGCCACGGTCTACTGTATTAATGCTACGGATGATTTGACTTTGAATGTCATTCGCTAAGCGTTGCCCATTAAAGGACTTGTACAACGTTTCTGTACCTCGAGCTTGCGTATTAAAAGCGTTGCAGTGAAGCGATACGAAGATATCTGCACCCCAAGCATCAGATTCAGAACATACAAGCCCTAAATCATCATCTTGTAGAGTACGAACTTCACACCCTGCTGTTTCGAGATACCGTGCTAACATCTTACCCGCATCACGTGCCACATCACATTCACGTGTCCCATATACAGGGTTAACTGCGCCACTATCTAAGTTAATATCGTGCCCAGGATTAATAAATACTTTCATCGTTTATCCTCCTCTTCTAATTTATCAGGAATACCATTATTATTTTTGTCTAACCAAAGTCCTAAGAAACCTACAACAGCCATTAATACGCTAGGGATGAATATATGATCTATGATATTAAGCCCTACATTAATCAGCTTGTTTGCTTCGTCAGATACGTACCCGCTAACAAATGACATAACATACTGAGTTATTACCAATAAAATAGGCACTAGCATAATAAATACTAGCGCCCGTGTAGCGAATATACCTGTAGGGTGGAAGTTGGCCACCCTTACAGATTGATATGATTTTTTAATTGTATTGATGAGATTTGGCGGTATGTTCATGTAGCTCCTCCTTTATATCATCAACACGTACTTCTAAGGCTTCAACTTTTGCTGATAATAATACTTGCTTGCTTTCCGCTTTAATCCGTTCTGCACGTGATAATTTGATTTCATCCTTCAAATCTTTTAGCGTATCAGTTAGCACGCCCCATTTTTCTTGAAAAATAAGATTATCTTGCATCCGTTGTGAGTCTAATTGTTGTAATAACGGAATAATCAACAATCTATATCCTGCCCCAGCAACTATACCCACTATCGTAAGCGTGGTTAAAATGTCATTCAATTCAAATTGCCATGTCCACATTTATTACCCCTTTCTCCAGTACCCTATAATATCAATAATATAACGATTGTTCGCCGGTACGCCCCAGCCCTTAATTATACGGCTATTTCGTTCAACATAAATGCTATTGTTATTTACATCAACGCTTCGTTCTATTAGCCTTACTGCGACTGGTGCATTCGGTGGGAGCGATGCGACCATATTGCCATTACCGGAAGGGGTTTTCAATTTAAAATCAAAATGCAAGTACCCCCAACCTGTTAACGGGTCGAACGCTAAGTAACCTCTATCAGCACCAGGATTACTGGCTATAGCGTTTCCCCAAACAACTTCATATATTTCGACTGGTTGAGAAGTCGCTTGTCCACCACTGCTTCCAGGGTCGCCCTTAGGGCCTTTTAAAGCCAGTAATTGTTCCGCCGTGAAATCAGAGTATTTGAACGGCTCGCCTTTATCACCTTTCGGTCCTTTAAGTGCGTTAAGTTGGTCTTGTGTAAAGTCGGTAAATTTAAAAGGCTCCCCTTTAGGTCCTGGGTCACCTTGTGGTCCTTGCAATTTAACAATCTGGGTATTATCTTTGACAATAATTTTATCATCAGGATCCTTTATATGAATATTCTCATCGTTCATATCATTTCCCCCTATTGCTTATTCCTTCACATATTGTGATTTCACCTTTTATTAAACATTTGATAGGCTTATTACCACTCCACAAAAACAAATCCCAGTAGTACTTACCACGGCTTAATGTATCTGTGGCCAAAGATAAAATGATTTTGCACAGCTCATCATCTTCTAACCTATCTTGAGATACAGATATATCAAACTTTGCCTTGTACTCCTCATCTGTTGGATATTTTCTAACACATGCAAATAGGCTTTCACTATCTACCATATTGGTATAACCAACATTTAGAGTAATCGTTTCTCCTTTAATCACATTAAAGTTGTGTAATACCGGTAGTTTCATCTTCACGCACCTCGTCCAATTCCATTAAGTCATTATGGATGCAGCCCTCTGTGGGGCAAGTGCTATCTTCATTTAACGTTGCGTAGCAAAATTCACAAAACTTCATTACCGGGACATCACTTTTAATTTCGAACGCTTCCATTATTTCACCGCCTTAATCTTTAACACCATTTCTTGATTGAGTTTTTTAAACTGTTCTTGCAAGTCGGTAATATCCCCGTTAATTAATCGACGTCTTAATAACATTTGTTCTAATGTTTCAAAACGCTCGTTGTAGTAATTTTTAATTTCGGTGATTTTTTCAGCCTTAGTAGGTTCCTTTGGCTGTGGTCCAACGAACTTGCCGTCTACATAGAATTTACCACTCATAAATTCATCAAGCATGCTATCGCCGTCTGCGGAGTAGATATAATCCGCTGCATCTGGCCATTCTTGTTTTGTAGTCGCCATTAACTGTTCTTGCGTTACTGTATTATCAACAAAGGACGTAATTCGCTCGCCCATCTCATTCAGTACGAATACATATTGGTTCATAGTTTATCTCCTAATTAATAATAAAATATAACTCAAATACTGCTGTCATGCACTGCCAACAGCTATCCATATACAGCTTCTAGTTACTGTAGGGACACCTACTTGAAAATTAAAATAAGAAACTTTCTCAAACCCAGTATTGTTAATAGCGTAAACTTTAATGCTATCGCTAGAAGGCCCAATAATCGATGGTACTACTGAATAGCACTTTTTAAATGCTATTGGAAATGTAACCCAACGGCTACTGTTATCAGAATTATACTCATCACGTCCCCATTGAATCGTGAATCCGTTAGCGAATTTAACATACCCATTATCATCTAATTTAGAAGCCACAATACCACCTTGTCCTAAAATACCTTTAAGAGTTCCTAAGTTAAGTACTTTATTAATATCGCTATCGTTGTAGTTAGAAGTAATAAAGTTAATTACTTCTTGTGAGTTATCGCCTTTTGTTACTTGCAAGCCTTGTTCGTGCTTAGTAATTGCTTTTGCGTATTGATTAGAGGTAATATCTAGCTTTTTATTAAATTCATCTTGATGCGCATTTGTAGCGGAATTATGAGCTTTAATAGATTCGTCTAGTTGTTCCCTAGTAACAGCCGTAGATAAATCAATAAGGCCTTTTACATTAGGATTGTCTCCTACCCCTAAAGCAACTAATAGGCGTTGCATTGGAATTGCATTTGTTTTATCCGGAATATAAGAGGTTAATCCACTAGCGTTAGAATATCCAATCAGCTTTTCTTGCCCACTGTCACCGGTCTTTCCATATATACCAACTTCTCTCCAATAAAAGCCTGTTTCAACTTTTTTATTATCAAAGTTAAATTGTAACTGTATTTGCCCATTTGTTACTTCTTTGATATTACTTAATCCAATTTCTAATTTAGGATTAACAAGAGATGTTAAGCTATCAATACTTTTTGTTAATTGTCCATCTCCTATTACTGCCTTTGTAATGATCAATCTATCATCAGCTCTCCCTGTTGCTGATTTTAAAATCATTTTATTTCCTTGTATGGTTAAACTAAGTCCCGGAAACTGTGCCATATTATCCTCCTATTTCAATTACTTCTTCATAACCAATTGCACTTCCATAATATAGATTGTGCTCGATTTCAATATCGCTTAACAATTTACTCATACCAATTTGTGTTTCTTCTTCTGCTACAACAAGTCCTGAAATAATCAATTTTTGTTCAAGTAATTGTTCTTCCCAAACTTCATAAGCAATGTGTGCTGGCTTAAACTCCTCAATGGTTTTCTGTAAACCATTGATATCTTCACACATGTCTTTTGTAAACTTTAATTCCATAGTATAGCTTTCATTCTTTGGAATTATTACTGCAGACTCATCAGATACAAAGTTATTGGCCAAGGCTTCTAGAAACTCTTTTGTACTACTATCAGTATTATTTAACTTTGCAATTACACGGCTTCGTCTATTATGTAAGCTATCATTTATAGCGCTTATTCCAACAAACTCTTCCCATTTCGATAATGCATAAGTTGCTGATTGAATATTATCTTGTTTTAATAGTTCAATTAACAACAATCTAATGCGTTCATGTTCTCTACTATCTGCATCACTTATTGCTTTAAACTCTAAATCTTTTGCAATAAAAAGAGGCAGATACGTAAGTATATCTACCTCTTTCCATCTAATAAAATCACTCATGCACGATCACCTCTTTAATTGTTGGTAATTGTTCATTTGTAATATCAATATTAGTAATCCCTTTATTAACTTTTAAATCACGATAGTCTAATACCCCTGTTTCTTTATTAGCTAAAATAGCTTTACCAATATTAGCATAAGATACATATGTGCCATTAAAAATTTGCTTTTTAAATTCTTCATTTAATACCTTTTTAACCGCCTCTATATCTGCCTTCCCTTTTGTCACTGTTAGTTCAATAGTAATATCAAATATTGTTGGTGTTACTACAGTAACAGTTGCCCCAATTGGTGCGTTTTCAGCAATTACAGCCTTAACTTTTTCAATTAATTCTGTACTAGCACTTTCACGTTCATTATTGATAATAATAACCTTAACTGTTCCCGGTCCATTCCATAATGGAATTACTTTAACTAAAAATACACCATTAACTAATCGAGCCCACTGTTCATAATGATATACATTGCCACTGGTTGCAGGTTTTCTAACTTTTAATAGGAGCCTATCTAAAAGTTCTGCATCAGTTTCCTCATCATATCCATCATAAGCAGCCGCTTCATTAGTAACTGTATTTACACCATATATCCCACCAACTATTTCTGTGATTGTATTTGCCCCTACATTCAAAGATTTCCCAAATTGTTCAGATAATGCCAATACTTTAGCACTCCCAGTATCACCTAGATTGACCTCTTTAGCAGTTCTAAATGTTTCATCATTGTCTGTACTAAACAAACTTCCTTTAGGTATAACCGTATTAGCTGTACCCGTTATAGTTAATATTACATTAGCTTGTGTTGCGGTCTTTCTAAATACCCCATGAGCTTCCGCATGACGTGTTAAATATTCTCCCCATGCAGTTTGTGGAAATGCCGCATCAAGTATCAACTGCATTTCTGCATAAGATTTTTCAAACTCAACTGCATTTGAGCTTAATGTATCAAATACAAATGTCCCCTCATGTGTACTCAATCCCTCTTTATCTATTTTTTTGAAATCTGCTAGTAGCCGGCCTAGCACATCTTGCTTACTTTGTGGTTCTAGCATTATACTTCAACTCCTATCGTATTTGGGCCATAAATTGTTTGTAACTCTATTTGTAGTGTAATTATTTTATGTTCTTGAATTACATTTACAGCATCTACATTTATAATGTATGGATTAACTAATAACGCATCCTTTACATATTCAAATAGATCATATTGGCTAGGCGTATCATTAGTTTTTTTCCCAATGAATTGTTCAAACTCAATACCATAATCATCATAATATGCTCTATAACGGTAGCGCTCTACTCGCAATGTTTTCCATACCCATACTTTTATTGCATCATTTCCTGTCACATATTTATGATTACCATTTCTATCATATTGATAGGTATCTCGTTGAAAGTCCCAAGCTAACTCTTTGCATAGTGGCAGATTTTTATTTACGTCAATGCTACTTGGTGTATTCCCTATCATAAATGGATTACTCATTGCCGTCTAACCTCCTACATTTTCCATATACAAAGTACTGTTCTGCTGTACTTTCATCATCACCTACTATCGGAATTAACATTACTTTATCGCCTATATGCCATGTATCAGTCATGATTCTGGTCTTTGTGTAATCATTATGAATTTCATGAGTATGACTAGCAAACTCTGCATATCCCCCACCACCTGCTCTTGGTTGTGTTTCTGAAATGATGTGTCCTTTAGATTCTCTATAATGCCCTTGTAACCAATATTCATCAACCCATAAAAAATTACTGTTTAATTCCATTCCATTGAATGATACAACTAGATTGGGAGGTGGTGTTACAATCGTACCAATTCCCGGCATTGCTTGCTTGCCTGCGTTTCCGCCCACATTACTCATGATTCCTAATATTCCTGCGTAAGGATCATTATTTTTCTTCGGCACTTTCACCCTCTCCTTCCTCTGGTTCTCTAATGTACTCTAAATTCAACTCCATTGTATGTGTATTATTCTCAAATGTATGAGTATCAGATTTAATAAAGAATACTCCTTTTAGTTGTTCTTCTTCAATTACTACAGAATACCCAGATATGCACTGCATATTACCTATTGCAGAAATACTTGATTCCATTTTAATTCCTTTGATTTTTGCTTTGGCTTTTGCCACATTATCAACAGGAAACTTTGGCTTTTTAGGTGTACTTGTTGTACTAGATTTTTTCTTTTTAGTCGCTTTCTTTTCCTTTGGTTCTGGCTGATTTTTATATATATCTTGGAAAATACCATATTTTTTTATTAGCTCATCATCATTATCTATCCGAATCACATTGCCTGCAGCATCAACAGTTTTTACTCTGTTTACCATTTCCTCAATTGACTCAGAATGTGATGAGCTTATCACATCATATGTATCCCTAGCTATATACTCCTCAATGGTTGTCCCTTTTTCTACTAGATTGATTCCGTCTGCTAGTAATATTGCTGTGTAATCTTTTTGAATATCAGCCTTTGTTTTTTCAAAAAGCATTTGAAAGACTTCTGTACATGTTTTCTTATCTGCTACAAAATTTACTACTGTAGATATTTCTGGCAAAGTTCCAACAGGTACTTCAACCTCTCCACATACACGCTTGAAAGCATCAACTACATTTGTAGCATTAAATACTAAACTTACTTTAGACTTTGCAAGGTATATCATCCCATCAT